AGCGCAGCCCGCAGCTACGGACCAGGTGTAGTCATGAACTTCGATCCCCACGCCTACATAGCCGAAGTCCGTGCCAACCCAGAGCAGTTCGTCAAGGTTGCGGACCTCATTGCCCAAGTGACAGCCCTTCACTCCATCCGACACGCACGGACCCTCGAAATACTTGCCTACAGGTTCCAGGTGCCAGCGAAAGCCGCTAAAGCATCCGGGGATACCGAACTGCTCGAGCGGCTCAAGGAAGCGGCGGCTAAGCGCAAGGGCGAGCTACAGAATAAGCCTTAGGATGGCTTTTCAGGGGAGTAAACAATTGTGGGTTTCTGAGTATTTATGGCATCGTTGGCCATATTCAAAGCGTAGTTCATCCGATTTTCCATTTCGCCTGCGATCTGCTCGCCAAATACCCACAACATTGCTACCATCTCGTCCTGTGTTTTAGGGAGCATTGGGCAACACGGATCGAACTGGTTGGCATGCTGGCGTATGGGCTCAAGGAGGAAGGATATCATTTGCCTTCCCGATGGAGCAGGTTCAGTATTGCGTTTAGGCATCATCTCTGCCAGCTTCTTCATAAGTTCGCTCATGCTTCTCCTTTGTGCTGCTTCATTGCATCGTTGAAATGGGTTAAATGCAAGGCATGCCGCAACGTCCGCCGTTTTCTGCTCTATCTTTTGAGCACGGAGCCCCGCAGCACGAAGTTTCATACTCCTCTGGCCACAGCCAAGACCAATCGTCTTCCGTAAAATCGTCCGACATCGCATCAACCATAAGCGAGCCATTCACGATGGCATTTAACTCTTTCGTGCGCTTCTGCCAGGATTCCAGAATCTCTTTCTGCTGACTCAATTCAAACCGAAGATCTACGATTGTTTGGCACGATTCGCGGAGAAGCTCTTCGTAGGCGGATTCCAGATTCAGTGCGCTCATTTTTCATTCCTTCCCTTCATTAGCGTATTTGATAGCTAAACCCTACTCTTCAATGCCTAATTCAGCGCAGGTGGGGCAGAAGTGCTTATAGGCATCTGCCGTATACATCTGCGTTGAAAGCGACAACCTGGGGCCTCTGCGCTCAACTGCGATCCCTCTACGCAGCCTCTTTGCTCGTTCTTTGTGGCGCTTCGTGCAATACCTTTTCGCCGCATCGTCATGTTTTGTGGGGTCCACCGTAAACTCTTTGCTACATACAGGACATTTCCGGACTTCCATATAAAACCTCCTTGTGACGCTTTGAATCTGTCACAGTGACGGTTGCTATACTGCTTTCTTGGTGAATTTGAGAGTTGCCTCGTAGTGGTCAGGATTCACGCCGAGGCTATTTAGCGTCCTTCTTCCCAACAAAAGTTCTTGGTCGCAAGGAGGATCGATCGGATTGTATGTCAGGATGACCCGTACGGTCTCCGCGATGAGCAAGTGACGTGGAACACCCTTCAGCACTGTACCGGCCTTATGGTGGAACAATCCGTGGCAATAATGGCATAACCAGCAAGTGTCTTCGAGCTGGGCGTCCTCTAGGGGGTTGGTATAGACCATGTGGTGTAGGTCGATGTCGTCGGTTGCCAAACACGCCACGCATTGAACAACATCCATCTGAGCTTTGAAGAATTTCATCGCCGCCCAGTGATCGCTCGCGAGATATTCCTGATATCGGCGCTTAGGGTTCATTAACAAAAGCCTCCTTAGAGAAGTATTCATTTACGGAAGTATTTGTACTTAAGGAAGAAGAAGACAAAGACGAAGAAGCAAGTGCAGAAGCAAATGCAGTGTTGCCTTGTGGTTGATTGGTTGGTTCAACCACCCTTGCTAGTTTTCTTGACTCCGCGCCCTTTTTACCCCCGGCTGACGACTTCTCCCGCCACTCGGCTTGCTTCCGGCGCTCAGCCTCAAGCCTTTTATGAATCAACCTGTCGGGATTGTCATCGCAAGTCTGAAAGCACTCCATAACCACCGCTAGTAGGGTGAATGAAGCACCCTTACATAGTCTGGATAGCTTTTCGTGATCACATGGGATGCTGCCCTCGCGCCAACAGAACGCCATTAGGCGTATGTAACATCCCTCTTCCTCAAGAGACATCAACTGTACTTTTTCGTCGGCAAGGTATTCAGCAGCGTAAAACTGGAAGGCTGGTGCTTTCAACGTGTTCCCCCTTGAAGTGAGGCAGGAGCCAGAGGTCTTCAAGTCCCTCCGGCTCCACTGCAGTTGGGAGCTACCCAACTGTTTGCCAATCGCCTAAGCGATCTTGCATATAGTATAGCATCCGCGTATATTGTTCATGGAACCCGGCGTGCATCGGAACCCTGCCTCCAAGCACAGCACAAGCCCCTTACGGGGCTTCGCTGTTGGTGGGTGCCTCGACTTTCTCCTCGACGAACACAAACCGCTCCGCAACTCCCTTGGCAAACTCGAATGCTGCCACGCGCTCCTCACACTTTGAGCTTCCGTCATTCGGGAACTCCGATAGATTGCTCTCGCGTACGCCAATCTTCTCCCATTCGGTTAGGTCGTAGAATAGGCAACCCATCTTAACCCATCGTGTACCGTCGGCGAATAGAATAGACCACACCTGATACTCGTACAGTCCGGTGAATACGCGAAGCGCTTGGATTTTCTTTCCGCGCAGGTCGGCTCCGCGCAGGTCGGCTCCGTACAGGTTGGCTCCGCGCAGGTTGGCTCCGCGCAGGTTGGCTCCGCGCAGGTCGGCTCGTTTAGAGACCGCTTCAACAACCGCATCTTTGAGGATCGTTGCGGCAGACGTGAACAAGACAGTGCCGATTGCGTTCAAAATATCCATTTTTTTTCAGCCTCCAGGCTGTTGTGCTGCGGTTAGAGTGATGGAGATTCAAGATCAGATATTTCTTTGAGCATCGCCTCGGCAAATGACTTGCACTTGACCAAGGCGTCATTCTCGCGCCGAACGAACACCGCCAGAGTTTCTTCGATGAGCATCTTGGAATGATCCTTCATTACATCAGCCAATACCGCATCGAAGATCTTCGGAGAATCATGGTAGTTCGTTGCGCCGTCACTGGGCTGAAAATGAATCGCGAAATGACCCGATACGCCTGTAATTGCTCCCCGGTGAGGCGCTGTGGCGTTCGATTGCTTGCCGATGAGTGCTGCCCACCTCTGGCATTCTGCTCGATCACGAAGGGCTTGCTGGTATATTTCGTATGGATTCAATTTATCTCCTTTGCTTTCTTGACTTTCTCTTTGGTCCAATTGGGTGAATGACACGTTAGGCTATTCGCAAGGATGGTCGTGCCACTGGCCGTTCCGTGAACATCAGGAATCGTTTACGACACCACAACATGCGCCGAGCTTTTGTCCAGTGGGGCGCAGACTCTATTCGCCATGTAATCGTGCGAGATCATGACGCACGTCGAGAAGCAGAGGGTTTTCTAATCAGGAAACACGTTCCTCCGATGAATAGAATGGGAGTAGGAATGTGGAAGATTACTAAAACCTGGGGAGAATATAGCCCTTGGCCTCGATACTGGCGCAACAAAACATATGTGGGCGGACTCATAAACTAATTCGTGGTATGACCGGCTCACTTGCGTTATTAGGCAAATAATCCTTTGCACTCTCAACCCACTGTGCTATAACGAATTGCACCCTGCTTCACTGATGCCGGACACAGGCAACAATGTCGGGCTCCATTTCGGCCAAGGCTTTACCGTCTCTATGGCATCCAACAAGAGAATCCTCAATATCACCCGCAATTACTGGCTCAAGCCCTCTCAAGCCTTCCGAGGCATTGAGAACTGCTCGTGTGTTTGGCTCGAAGAAGGCGTATCGGTGCGCGACCTAAGTCTTGCAGAATCAATTGCAGCCCGTAATGTGCAGGCTAAGGTACGTGAACCTCTCTCAGTAGCTGAGATCCCCGGTATTACCTTCGACCGGGAGACCAACTGGACTCTGGTATCACAGGCTAACCGGTTCGTTGACTCTAAGTCTCAGGCGCAGGCTTGACGTGGCAAAACTGACCCCGAAACAGGAGTTGTTTGTAGCTCACTATCTTGCGAACGGCCTCAATGCAACAAAGGCCGCAGAATCAGCAGGTTACAGCAAGCAGACAGCGTACTCCATCGGTCAAGAAAACCTGACGAAGCCTGAAGTGCAGAAAGCCATTGAAAAGAAACACCTTCCGAGACTCGCAAGGCTTGAGATCACCGCCGAACGAGTCTTGAATGAACTGGCGATGATGGGCTTTGCGAACATGGGAGATTACTTCGCGTTTGACTCCGAAGGAAGGCTCCAAGAGTTTGACTATTCGCAGATGACTCGGGAACAAACCGCTGCGATTCAAGAGATTACGGTCGATACAGCGGGTGGTGTAGGGGACGGAGAGCGCAAGTTGGTCCTACGCACGAAGTTCAAGCTGGCACCGAAGCGTGAGTCCTTGGAGCTGCTAGGCAAGCACTTACGGCTGTTTACGGACAAGTTGGAGGTATCCGGCAGTCTTACCTTGGCAGACACGATTGCCGAGGCTCGGAAGAGGGCTGGGAAGTAGTACAATGTAGTCATGGTGATATCGCTTCGAATACCTGACGAATTGGTGGCCCGGCTGGACGAAGAAGGTGTGAGGCTTCAACGCAGTCGCAATTGGGTTGCGGTGGATTTGATCCGCAGGGGTAGCTCAGAGGAAGAGCAGCGGCCTTCCAGTCCGCAGGTCGAAGGTTCGATTCCTTCCCCCCGCTCCAAAACGCAAGGGCATCACCCGCGCTGCAAATGTTCTCTCTGTGGGGCTAAATGAAGGGCGGCTTGGCAGAGGAAGAACTAGCCCTTGCCCAGGACATCGGGGCTTACTCGCTCGATCCGGTCGGCTTCATGCGGTACAACTTCCCTTGGGAGTCGGAGAAGCTGCCGGCGAGCGGACCTCGAACGTGGCAGAACGACATCAACACGCTGATCCGGGATCACTTCGCAAGCCCTGAGACGCGGCATCAGCCATTGCAGATCGCGGTCGCATCGGGCCACGGCATTGGGAAGGCTCAGAGCCCTCAAGATTATCTGCCTACGCCTGACGGTTTACGCCAAATCTCTACCATGCGTGTGGGAGATTATCTGTTTGGCGAAGATGGATCGCCGGCTTTGATTCGAGCGATGAGGTTTTACGAGTCATGCCCTTTCTATCGAGTTCGCTTTTCTGATGGAACGGCCGTCAATGTTTCATCCGGTCATTTGTGGAAGACGCGGGACAGACAAGCTAGGCGGAACGGAACTGGGTGGAAGGTAGTTTCAACGCTCGATATCGTGAACGCTGGAGTTCTGAGGGCCAACGGAGTTTCTTTGTCTAGGCAATGGGAGATACCTGCCTCTGGCGCAGTTCAATACGCCAAAGCTATGCTACCCGTTGACCCATACACGTATGGCGTGTGGCTCGGAGATGGGACAAAGGATGGCGGAGGCGTAACGAACATCGACCCAGAAGTTTGGGATAACGTGGCGTATCCCCACCGTGGGCAAGGCGTCTGTCGTACCCTATATGGACTAAAGAAACATCTTCGCAAGGCTGGCCTATTTGGTTGCACCACGTATAACGCAAAGGTAGACCGTCGCTACATCGAGTCATCTGAACGCCTAGAGGTTCTTCAAGGATTGCTCGATACGGATGGCTGGGTAGAGCAATGCGGAGGAGCAGCGTTTGCCAGCGCATCCCGTCAGCTCACCAAAGACGTTATCGAACTGGCCAGATCGTTAGGTTTGAGAGCAAGGGCGGAGAGTTTCAAGGCCAATCAATTTGCCGGAAGTTGGCAGACGCATATAACTTGGGACGGCGTAACACAGCTTTTCAAGATTGCTCGAAAGCAAAGCCGTCTGATCGCCGCAGAATCGAGATACACGGCTAAGTGGATTGATTCAATTGAGGAAATAGAGTCGGGTCCAGGCATTTGCTTTGAGGTGGACGGAGGGCTGTATCAAACCTCCGATTTCATTGTGACGCACAACAGTGCCGAGATTGGCATGGTGATTGATTGGGCCATGAGCACCTGCGAGGACTGCAAGGTAGTAGTCACGGCTGGAACTGGTGTACAGCTCTCCACGAAGACAGCCCCGGAAGTGCAGAAGTGGTTTCGGCACGGCATCAATGCACACTGGTGGGACATCAATGCCACGTCGATACGGGTCAAAGACCCTGAGCATCAGGCGATGTGGCGAGCCGACTTTATTACGTGGTCGGTGCAGAAGACGGAAGGTTTCGCAGGACTTCACAATCAGGGCAAGCGAATCGTCATCATCTTCGACGAGGCTAGCTCAATTGACGACATCATCTGGGAAGTGGCTGAGGGAGTTCTAAGCGATGAAGACACGGAAATCATCTGGATCGCGTTCGGAAACCCAACGCGCAACACCGGCGAGTTCTACAAAGCCATCACCGGCGCGAACCGCTGGGTCAAGCGTCAAATCGACTCCCGCACCGTCGAAGGCACCAACAAATCGCTCCTCGACGCCCAAATCAGGGGATGGGGCGAAGACTCCGACAGAGCAAGAGTCAGAATACGCGGAGAATTTCCTCGCGGTGGATCTACGCAATTCATATCCGGCGATCTCGTATCAGCAGCGCGAAAGCGAATCGTCGATGGCTACCAATCAAGCCCTGTCATCCTCGCCGTGGACGTTGCTCGATTCGGAGATAACCGAAGCGTCATATTCAAGCGCCAGGGACGAAAAGCAGAAATATGTGGAGGAAAGCCCAAAGGCGTCTTCTACGGCATGGACACTCAGAAGCTTGGTGGCATGGTTCAGGAAGCAATTGATCGGGAGCGACCGGACGCCGTAGTGATTGACGGAGACGGCATTGGCGGGGCGGTAGTCGATTACCTCGTCGCTCGCCGCTATGACAAGATCATTTGGCCAGACGGACGCAAGATGATCTTATTCGAGTTCCACGGTGGTGCAGCGGCGCAAGACCCGCAAAAGTATTTCAATCGGCGCACAGAGATTTGGGGCGAAGGAAAGGACTGGCTCGAAGGTGGACAGATACCCGATGATCCAGAGATAGACACAGATTTGACGGCACCGGATTACGGATACCACCCTACGAGGAATTGCATAGTGCTTGAGAGCAAAGACGAGATGCGATCGCGGGGAGTGGATTCGCCAGACTTCGGAGATGCGTGGGCGATGACGTTTGCAGTGAAGATTGCGCCGCCGAAACCTAAACCAGTTGCACCGCCAGCGAGAAGGAGTGGATGGGCATGATGAAGAAAATACTTGTCGCGGCTGCGCTATTCCTGCCATTGCAGGCCCACGCAGCTGTCAAAACCATGCAGGTTACCATCGGGGCTGGGAATACCGCCGTTCTGAGCCCAGGCGCTCACCTGAACGCAATTTGGATGCTGTTTCAGAACAATGCAGCCCACGTCATGCGGATCGGAGACGCGAATATCAGCACCACCCGCGGACTCAGCGTTGCGACTCCAGGCGGTGCGTTCTATGTCGGACCCGCAACCGGTGTCGGTCGTGACCTCGGGAGCTGGTATGTCAACGGGACCGCCGGCGATGTGTTGGACATTGTGTACGAGGACGGAGCGAACACGATATGAAGCCGAAGAAGACAATCCCGAAGGATGTGCTGACCAAGGCGCAGGCTACCAAGGTCCGGATCAAGGCGAACAAGATGATGGGCGTCAAGTACGATAAGGACTCCGCAGCGGGGGCGGCAAACTGATGGCGTATCGCTACGTTCCCATTGAAGGAGCGGACTCTTACGCGATTCGCATGGCTTCGTTTCGCGCTCTCGCGGCCACATGCGCTGACGGTCGGCCAACCACCATCCAACTCCAAATGAACGGACTGCTCAAATGATTGTGCATAAGATAGCTTTGGCGATAGTAGGCCCAGCAGTTTTATCCGCTTATTGGCTAGCAGCAAAAGCGATGGTGGTTATTTTTAAGGAATTACGATATCGGAGGAATGGGCGATGGAACTAGACGAGCAACGCCGCGTTGAGAACTTCGCCATCGTCTGTCCGCTCAAGGATATTGAGGACGCGGATATGCTGGCGTTTCTGGCAACGCTGATCCAGGACCACGACCACTTGCGGGAGAAGCTGTTGACGGAGTCGAACATCGAGGCTAGGAAAGGCAAGCTGGATGCGATGCGGCCTTACCTTCATTTCAAGGCGCTTACCCTTGAGGCGTACATGAATGCGGAAGCGGCTCGTCAGTGCGGGGTTCAGCCGATCTACCAAGAGCAGGCGAAGGTGGGCAAGATTTTGATGCCGGAATCACGAATCCACGAAGTGAGGAACTAATGAAGAAGCAGATGCGAGCGGACGAGTTGCCGAACCCGAAGATGCCGGCCGTGCCGAAGGGCAAGTACAAGGCAACGATGAACGAGTATGACCACAAGCGCCCGAAGAAGCAGGTAATGACGAGGATTGCCAAGTAGTGCAATCAGAGCCGGTCCGCACAGATCCTGCCAAGGGCAACGATGAACTCCTGAGAGATATTCGGGAGGACTTTTCGTATTTCAAAGACTTCTGGCGCGAAAACCATTCCGAGGCCAAGATTGACCTTCGCTTCGTGGCCGGCGATCCGTGGGAGCCTGCCGACCGGATGCTGCGCGAGGACAATAACCGTCCCGTCCTGTGCCCTGATGAGCTCGACCAGTACCTCAATGCCACGATCAACAATCTGCGGCAGAACAAACGGGCGATCAAGGTCAATCCCAAGGGGTCTGGGGCGAACGATGCGGACGCCGAGAAGCGATCGGCAGTCATTCGTGGGATTGAGTATGCCTCGAATGCTCAGAGCGCGTATACCAACGCCTTTGAGAACGCAATCAACTGCGGCATGGGATTCTTTCGGGTAACGACCAAGATTATTTCGAAGGATAACGAGGTCGAGCCCCGCATCAAGATCATCGAGAACCCGCTTTCGGTGCTGCTGGACCCGAACTCAAAGGAAGCTGACTTCTCAGACCAGAAGCGCTGTTTCGTGCTGGATATCATGCGGCAGCGGGACTTTGCCAAGAAATACCCCAAGGCAGAGAAGAAGAGCTTCACCGCAGACGATACGACGGTGGCTCCTGACTGGTTTGCGGCGGAAAACATCGTTGTTGCCGAGTATTGGCGCATCGATGACTACGACGAGAACGGTGAGGGCGGCACGGTGACGCAGTACATCACCAATGGCGTCGAGATTCTCGAAAAGACAGCGTGGCCAGGATCGTGGATACCGATTATCACGGTGACCGGAAAGAAGGTGTACGTGCCGTCCGGTGGCGAGATGAAGCGGATGTACTACTCGATGATCCGCAAGGCGCGTGGTCCGCAGATGATGCTGGCGTATATCGCGTCGCAGGAAGCCGAAGAGTACGGCATGGCCCCGCGGGCTCCTGTGATGGGCTACGTGGGGCAGTTCGAGACGGACAAGGATGCTTGGGACGAGTTGAACCGAGTTCCTCGCGCTTACATCCAGGTGGACCCGATCGTGGACGGTGCAGGTGGTAATACCCTCCCTCTGCCGGTACGTGCTCCATTCTCGCCAAACACACAGGCGTATGAGGTCGGTTTCGAGCGCTGGAGACGGTCGATTCAGTCTGCGATGGGGATTACACCATTACCCACCGCAGCGCAGCGGCAGAACGAGAAGTCGGGAATTGCGCTGGACAAGATTCAGTCACAGCAGGCGATTGGCTCGTTTCACTTTACAGACAACTTCGACCGTGCGATTGAGAACTGCGGCCGGCAGTTGGATGAGCTGATTACGAAGGTGATGGACACGCCTCGGCAGGTTGGAACGCGGAACCCGGACGATTCACACACCTTAATGCCGGTAGCGCCGGGTGGGCAGATGCCACAAGCTACACCAGGGCAGGCTCCTCCCAACCCCGATGATGTCTTCGACCCGGCGAAGGGTGATTTTGACGTAACCATCTCCACTGGCATGAGTTATCAGTCTCAGCGCGAGGCGGCGTCGGACTTTGCGGACACTCTGATTAGCGAGCTTGGCGAGTTGCCGATCGCACCCGGAGCGAAGGCGAAGCTTCTTTCGATGGCGATTACTCTCAAGGATATCGGCCCGATTGGCGATGCGATGTCGAAGATTATCGACCCGGACGGAGACGGTCAGCCGCTACCACCCCAGGCGCAACAGGCAATTCAGCAGGCCCAGGCTCAGGCACAACATGCGATGGCAACCGCACAGCAGCTGTCACTTGAGAAGCATGGAAAGATGTGGGAGACGCAAGGCAAGTTGCAGGAGATTCAGGCGAAGTTTCAGGCTGATATGTCGCTTGAGGACAAGAAACTTGCCACGCAGATTGCGGTTGCCCAGATCAACACGAAGGCTCAGATTCTTGCGGATCGTGAAGCTGCGGTCAAGGATTTGGAAGCGCAGTTCCATCAGCAGTCTCACGAGGCTGCAATGGAAGCCGCGCAGGCCGACCAGCAGCAACAGTTGCAGCAGCAGCAAGCCGCAAACCAGTCTGCACAGTCTTCACAGGAGGCCGGGCAGCAGCAAGACCTTCAGGCGCAGCAGGCAGACGCACAGAGCCAGCAGAGCGCACAGGAAGCTGCCCAACAACAAGATTCCGCCGGTCCGGCGTAAGGACGAGGTAACACAATGAATGAAGCACAGGCGGCTGTTGTGGAATCGCCAACCACCGTAGAGATGCAGGTCGAGCGCGGTCCTTTGGTCAACCTTACGGGCGATCAGCGAACCGAATTCCGCAAGACTGGAGAATTGCCGAAACCCGAGGAAGCGGCAGCCTCGACAGAAGTCAAGACACCAGAAGTGCAGGAGAAACCGGCAAAGAAGGCGAAGACTGCGGAAGAGCGCATCGCCGAGCTGGAATCGACCATCGACAAGATTCGTAAGGGAGCTGGCAAAGAGACGCCAAAGGTGGAATCGTCACCCACCAAGCCAGAAACTCAGTTCACTCGCCCCAAACCGACCACCGAAGACAAGAAAGCCGATGGGACGCCGAAGTTTGCGACCTATGAGGATTACGTCGAGGAGTTGGCTGACTGGAAAGCGGAGCAGCGGTGGGCTACGCAACAGCGGGAGCAGGCGGCTGAGAACCATGCGAAGCAATTCAAAGCGAAGATGGAAGAGGCCAGCGGTCGGCACGAAAACTTCGAGGCAGCACGAGACGGTTTCATC